ATAAAATACGGATTATACCCCAATAAGAATTTTTCATTATTTTCTATGATTGGGAAAATTTCTCTTTCAATTGTACCTGGTAATACTGTCGAGATAATGATTACAATTTTAGAATTATCCTGATTACTAATTGTATCAGATAACGTTTTAATTCCATTTTTTAATGATTCATAATTAAAATCATCTCTCTTGTCTGGTATCCTCGTACAACCTTCATAAATGTATTCGTGTGGTGTTTGAATGGGTACAAATATGATATCACTATGTTTAACCACATCCTCAACAGATCCATAATTTATAGAATGATTTTGAAGTAATTCATCTGCTCCCTTTTCTCTATAAGGAATTACTTTATTTTCTAAAATGTCTTTGACTTCTGGGTTTATATCAAAACCCCATACTTGGTGTCCTTTTTCATTGATTGCCAGAGCACAAGGTAAACCGAGTTTACCTAATCCAATAAATCCAATATTCATATTATTTATTAATTAAAATTTCGTTTTCGGTTTCGATATCTTTAATATCGTTTATTGTAAAATGTAAAAAAGGTTGGTCATTTTGTAAATCATAAAATGAATATTCATCTTTTACTATATCATAAATACCATATCCATGATTTGTCACAGTTTCACCGAAATTTTGTTGGATTAGAGACCCAACCATAATACCTTTACCATTATTAGGTAATTTAAATTGTTGTCTTTTGTGTATATCACCACAAAGAAGTATATCCAAATCAACAAAGTTTAATCTGTCATACCCATCTTCGAATTGAAAACCCATATCGGTTGACATTCCTTGTACCACTCCGTGAAATAAACCGACATTAATTTCACCATCAATTGATTTTTCAAATTGTGGTCTTTCATTATGTTGATAAAGTGAATAAACCACCCAATTGATATTATCATCTTTATATACTCCACTATCTTTAAAATATTTGATATTTTTATTATCTAATAATTCAACAACAGGTGTAATACTGTCTACACGTTGTGTATTGTTTTCTAAGAAATCGTGGTTACCCGGTATAATGATGACTTTACCATACGAAGATAATTGGTTTAAAAACCAACTAGTTAAAAGTAATTGTTCATTAGAAATATTGATTTTTTGGTGTGCAATATCACCAGCAATTACAATACGAATTTCATCCCATTTAATACCTTCAGATGTCCATTTCGCACTATGTTCTCGTATTTCTTCAATTAATTTATCAAATTGTTTTTTATACAACTCATGTAATTGAATCGTTCTGATATGAATATCAGCGATATGTATAAGTTTTTTTACCATAATTAATATATTTCGTTATATCTAAATCCATTACCAATTTATTCACTTTTTGTGGTACTTTATACTCAACAAATGTCCCATCTTCTTTTAGTAGTACGATTACACACCCTAATAATTTTAGGTTTTCATATTTTGTACCTCTCAACATTTTTAACAATAATCTCGCATACAATGGAAGTTGTAAATAGTAATGACCTAATGCTGTATCATGATATTCATTAAACGGTGAATACATCCTACCAGTGTAATGTTGAACTTCGAAGTTTTTTGGTTGATTTGTTTTCCAATCGGTAATTACCAAACCAAAATCTGTTTGCTCTTTATTCAACATTAACCAACATTTATCAGGTTGTCCTGTGTATCCTAATTCATTATCACCAAGAATAATTTCAGTATCCAATAATACCGCACCTCTTTCTTCCATCAGGGTTAAGAATTCTTTTCCAGCGACAATCATACTTTCACTCTTGGTTAATTGTGCTTCATCACACTCAAAGATTGGTTGTCTTACATCCTTATAATTTCCGTTTCTATGTATCGCCTCAATTTCAAGTTCAAAATGTACTCTACTTCCCATGTTAGTAGCATACTTACCTAAATCTTTCCATTGTTCTTGTAGTTGTGATGCCGCCTCAGGGTCACCATTACACATTCTAAGTGATGTACCTTCCACATCGAATGGTTTGTGGAATTTTTTAATTAATTTAGACACAGATGGGAATGTTTTTCTTAAAACACCCTCAGTATCTCTCATATAATAAATGTGTTCTTCCTCGACAAAAGATATGTCAAGTTCTTTTCTCCTTTGTTCTAAAAGTTCATTTATTTCTTTTGAAATTTCTTTTAAATTCATTAATCTAATTGTTTTATTTTATATTGACTTAAATCTCCTTTTAAGTCAGCAATATCATTATCACCTTCTAATTTGACTATCCAAACTTTACCCATTAATTTTCCACAATTTAATTTATGAAATAGTTTTTCGGCATCAGTCCACGCGTCGGGATCTAAAACTATAATAATCTTTTTCGCGGAATTATAAAGTCTATTGAAAAGATTCTGTGTCATATATTTCCCTAACATTGGTATTGAATTATCTAAGAATATGGAATCAAACGCACCCTCAACAATATAAATCGGTTCATCCCAATTTATTAAATGTTCATTCCATATTAAGTTTTCTTTATCCACCTCAGGGTTTTTATATTTCATTTTTGTTCTTGTCAAATAAGAACGAGCAATAAAATAATTCAAATTATCATTTAAGTCATAAGATGGAATGATAATCCTATTTTCATATAAACCTTCATGACAAAATCCAATATTATACTTTTGAATTTGTTGTTCGGTTATATTTCTACTTTTAATATAATTAAACGCTTGTTTATATTGTGGGGTTAATTTAAAACCAAATGTCACATCTTTGAATGGTATGAATTCTTTTGGTAATCTAAGTTGCTTGTATACTTTTTTGGGTGTGTCAGTATCTTCAGGTCTTAACAGTTGGTATTTCTTAAGTTGTCTCGATGTTCCGTATTTTTTAATTAATTTAAATAAGGAACCGTGAGTTTCGTGTGACTCAGCACAAACCCAACACTTATAAACATTATGTTTATAATTTATTTCTAAATTACCCTTACCATCTCCGTGTTCCAATCCTTTTACATCATACGAACAGACAGGACAATCAAAAGATATTTGACCTCGATAATCATTATGAAATTTATAATCACCGAAGACATCTTCTAAAATATCAATAACACCAGAGTAATCTACTTCTTGTTCCACCATAGTTAGAGATAATATATGAAAAAAATACCGTAAAAAAAAATCCCCCGGACACCACCCCGGGGGAACCAACTAAACATGTATTACTACACGTCCCGTCCTACTTAAATAAATATATGGTAAAAAAAATCTATTAAAAAATTTTAGTTGCCAAATTTTATTCTTGTTTAATCATGTTGATATAACCGATTACTGCAGTTGCAGCATCCGCCATATCATAATTTTCTTTTTTAAGGTTTCCTGTTTTACCGTACAACCAATTTACTTCAGGACAAACCGAATTTACGTGTTCCCAAATAACGTGTTTTTTGTCAATGTCTTTAGGATAACCACCAAATAATACATTCCTGTTCTTGTCATTTTTACCAACCAAGTCGGGAAATGCAAATTTTCTTGCGTTATATGTTGAAATAAATGTTGGTAGAATACCTAATATATCATAACAGTTTTTAAGAATTAATGTGTTATATCTTAAAAGTGTTCCGACTGTATAAATGTTATTTGACTGTAATAAAGGTTCCTCAATGATAACTCTCGTAATCCCCACATCTTTATACCCTTGAAGATGTTCTTTAAACGCATCCGCTTTTTTTATTAACTCTTCAATCTTATCTTCAGGTTGAGGTTTAATTTTCGGAGAAAAATGAGTTAGTTCAAGAAGTTTTGAACCCGTTATGTCAAATAATGCGAACCCAATAACTTTAGTTGAAATGTCTAAACCTAATATCTTAGGTGAACTTTTAAATTTTTCAATTTTATCTTTCATATTCTTCATAATATACCCATTTAAATCCTCCAGCAGTTTTACATTTTCCACTGCAACATTCGGATATGTGTCTTATTTTTAATTTTTTTTCAGTTTCATTAATTCCGAACCAAGTTTCAATATATTCACCTAATTTGGTTAATTGAACTATTTTCTTTTTTTCATTATTATGTCCCTCTGATAATGATTTTTTTCTTTCATCCGAAAGAATTAAACCTTTATTTGGGGATGTCCTTCCTTTTAATGATAATGATAGGTTTTTTCTATGAGAAAGTGAACGCTCTTTTCCGTTATTTAAATGTGGTATTGGTTTACCTTTTTTTGATTTAGACATTTTTAATTTACTAATTTCAGTATGTTTTCTTCCTTTAGTAGATGGTGGTTCATCTCCACCTTTGGTTCCATTAGTTAAATTACACCCTAAAAATTTAAAATATTCAATATAAAACATTTCCCAATATTGCCATTCATCGGTTTTCACTGAATCAATAATAATAATTTCGGGAATACAATTGTTCTTTAATAATTTTCTAATCCACCTATCTTTGTATGAATTGTGTAAATTAACTTCATTTATATGTCTTCTATGTCTGCGGTTAATGTCAACAGTTTTACCTATATATCGTAATTCATTTGTTATTGGTTCAATTAAACCATATATGTATGTTTTTTCTTTCATACATATAAATACATACAAAAAACAGTTTGTTGAGATATCTAACCCTAAACTTTAAAAATCTAATCTAATAGAAAAAACTTGAGTACCCGTTCTCTCAACTGGTATTGCAGATTTACTTTTAACTAAAACATCTTTATTTAAATCCAATAAGGTAATTTCAGTTATGTATTTTTTTGTACCAGTATGTGTTGGATTTTGAGTAGTTGTAAATTGTGTTGCAGGTAAGTTTACTAAGAAATTCATTTGTTCAACATCACTCGCTCTAACTAACCTAATACTACCAGGGAACGGTTGTTCGTCACCAAATTGAGAATCGGATGATGGGTCTGTTTGAAGATAATTTGAACCCATATATGTTTCTAAATCAAAAAACGGAGCACTATCAAATAAAGATTTGGTGATGGTAAATGTTGTTGATGTTATACCTGATAAAGTTGTGCCTCCCGCTTGTGTTGTAAAATCAATAATTTTCCATTCTAATGGATTAGGTAATCTATCCGTATTATCGGTTGTGTCCTGAACTAAAATAAAAAAACGTTTAGGTTTCAATTGTGATAAAAATCCATCTGCAGTAAAATAATTAAATGTATCACTATTAAATTTAACATTTATATTAGACGGATAATTTATTGTTGTACACGCGTCTCCGTCACCATCACTATCAGTTGTTATTTTTACATAATAGTTACAAGGTAATGTATTAAGTGGAGATGTTGAACCACTTGTCTCAGACATCATGTAAGTAACATAGAATGTTTGTCCTGTTGTACCTGATATTAATGAATTTGACGACGTTTCATTACTTGGTGCGGCGTTTATTCTTGGTGCACCTAATGTGTATTTCCT